ACGTTCTCTGTTAAGAGAAAACTACAAGACAGGTGGGATAGTTCCTAATGTACAAGAAGACCCTGCAGATAGAGTAGACCCCTTTACAGGATTACCTTATTCAGAACAAATGGATAGATTAGGGTTTAGTAAAGGTGGAAATGTTCCTGAAGGAGCAGTTGAAATTTATGATGATGAAGGTTTAAAACCTGTGTTTCCTGTAGTAGAAGCTTTAGGAGGATTAGGAGTTCGAGGTCTTAAAGGTGCAATAGAAATTGCTGAACAGATAGTACAAAAATCTTCTATGCCTAAAGAAGTTATACATGGTAGTTCTGTAAAGGGTTTAAAAGAAATTAAGTCTGCTAATGCTATGGTACGTAAACCTAATGAAGGATTACAAAGTGGTATTTATACTTCTAAACGTGGAGGTATATCTGCTGATTATGGTTTTCAAGGAAAAGAATATCCTATAGATACTTCAGATATTTCATCTTTTAAAAACTTAGTAAGTATTGGTAAAGATAAAGTTATAAATTCTAAAAGACCTCCAAAAAAATTTAGAATATCTTTAGATAATGCTATAAAAAATACTAGTTCTAAAAAAGAAGTTAATGAATTGACTCGTTTTAAAAATAGTTTAGGTAAAAAAAAATATATAAGTGATGTAGGTCCTACAGTTAGAAAATTTTTAGATGATAATAGTATAAAAGTTATTAAAACAAAAAATAGATTAGATGATAAACCAACTTATATTTTAATAGAAGATATGGTAAAAGTAAAAGGAAAATAATATGAACGTAGAACTATGCAAACAAGATATTAAAAGACACGAAGGCGAAGTCCTTGAAATCTATGAGGATAGCTTAGGCTATAAAACTCTAGGGATTGGACACCTCTGCCAACCAGAAGACCCAGAATATAAGTGGGAAGTAGGTACTAAAGTGTCTCAAGAAGTAGTAGATATGTACTACGAAAATGACTTTGATAAACATTACAAAGAAGCTATACATGTCTTCGGTAGTGAGGAAGACTTTGAAAAGCTTCCTGAAGTAATACAAAGAGTATTAGTAAACATGTGTTTTAACCTTGGAGGCTCTAGGCTTTCTAAGTTTCGTAACATGTTGAAGGCTTGTAGAAACCATGACTGGAAAGAAATGTCTGTACAAATGGAAGATAGTCGTTGGTTTAATCAGGTCGGTGGACGTAGTAGAGAATTACAAATGATGGTATTAGGAGCTTGAAATGAAAGGACTGTTAAAGAATATAGTTGGAGCTGTTGCACCTACATTAGGAACTGCATTAGGCGGACCAATGGGAGGAATGGCAGCTAACATGATAGCCGATGTATTGGGCGTACCTAATACACCTAAAGCTATAGAAAAAGGAATAGCTGAAGCTACACCTGAACAAATGCTAGAGCTTAAAAAAGCTGAACAAGCTTTTGAAGTACAGATGAAAGAGCTTGATGTAGATGTATTTAAGCTAGAGGTAGCTGACGGACAAGACGCTAGAAATAAGTTCAGTAAAGACTGGACAGCCCGTATCATGGGTATAGCTGTTGTCGGTGGTTTCATGGGATACATATTCCTTGTTACTCTACAACCACCTGAGCAGAACTCTGAAGCTCTTATAAACCTTGTACTAGGTTATCTTGGTGGTTTAGCAAGTGCTGTTATATCGTTTTACTTCGGAGCTTCTAACACACAGAAAGACTAATGGATTCAGCAGTATCATTAATAACTGAACTGGGCTTTCCTATTGCAGCAGCTCTTGGATTAGGTGCTTTTGTATGGAAGCTAATCAATAGAATTATTGATGGTATGGAAACTAAACTAGATACCTTAGACGATAAAGTACAAACAGCTTTAGATACTATGGAAGAACGAGTGTCTACTAAACTTGACAGTCAGTATGGTATTATAGTTAGTTTGATTGATAGAGTAAGAGCATTAGATAATCAAAGCATTAGACAAGACGTACTTTTAAAAACTTTACTAGGCGTACCAAACTTAGTAGACATAGATAAAATTGCAAAGGCAGATAGAGATGACCAAAGAAAAGATTAAAATAGAATTTGCAATCGTAAGTATTTTTGTATTACTGTTTTCAATTAGTGTATTAAGAGCTGATGAAATGGTACATAAGTTTAAGAGTCCTAGCTTTAGTGGTATTAATTCATCTTCACATTATCTTACAATCCAGAACCAAGAGTTCAATCGTAAAGCAGCTTTGAAGGCAGAGATAAAAGCACTTCAAGATGAGATAGAAAGAGACAAAGAGAACACAACACTTGCAAGGTTTATAAGGAACTTAGAGTCTAGAATATATGCACAGCTTTCTAGACAGCTTGTAGATAATTTGTTTGGTGAGACTCCTAGCGATAGTGGAGTACTAGAATTAGAAGGCAACAGAATAGAATATAGTGTTGTCGATGGAATAATAACTTTAAACATAACGGATAGTGATGGTAATACAACGACTATATCTTTGCCTGTTGGCGATTTTTATTTCTAGTTGTGCAGTTATAAGTCATAACGAAGATTTAGTATTATCAAAGAAGATACAATCTCCGGACATATTAGAACTACAATCAGAAGAATTAAAGAATTTACCGGCAGCTTCAGTGATGCCAACGATAGCTATCTACCCTAATAGCTTTAAAGATTTAACAGGGCAGAGAAGAAGTAATAGTACGTTTGCTTTATTTAGTACAGCTATTACACAAGCACCTGAAGCTTTTCTTATAAGAGCTTTTAAACATACATCAGGTGGAAAGTTTTTTAGAGTTGTAGAAAGGGTAGGCTTAGATGACCTAACAAAAGAAAGACAACTTATTAGAAGCACTCGTAAAGAGTTTAAAGAAGATAACAAGATGCAACCTTTGCTTTTTGCAGGGTTGCTAGTTCAGGGTGGAGTAGTTAGTTACGAAGCTAACCTAAAGTCTGGAGGTGCTGGTGCTAGATACTTAGGGATAGGTAATAGTAAACAGTACAGAGAAGATACAGTTACAATATCGTTAAGATTAATATCTGTATCAACTGGAGAAGTGTTAATGGAAACATTAGTTTCTAAAAGCATTATATCCACAAGTATTTCTCAGGATATATTTCGTTTTATCGAACAGCAAACAGAACTTGTAGAGATAGAAGGTGGTGTAGCTGAGAATGAGAGTGTTTCTATAGCTTTGCAAAAGGCAATAGAGACTGGTGTTTTAAACATAATAAATATAGGAATAGAGAGAGGCTATTGGAGATATGAACAAACTAAAATTAATGAGCCTAGTTGTGATGATGAATGTATCACTGCTATACGGGGCTGATAACGAAATATACATTGACCAAACTGGTGATACAGCTAATATAAATTTAGAACAGTTAGGTTCTGCAAATATTATAGGTGGTTTAAATTCTGTTGCTGGAACTTTAACACCTTTAGATTTGGATGGTGGTACAATGACATTGGACATCAATCAAATTGGAGACACTAACAAGTTCTTAGGAGATATTCTAGCTGATAACTTCACAGGGTTTTTTAACTTTGACGGAACTGGTAATAACTTTACTATCCAAGTAGACCCTACTAACACATATGGAGCAGATGGTTCTGATGTTAATGTAGCTGTTACTGGAAGTAGTAATAACTTTACACTTGATTTAGCTACACTAGCTATGTCTAGTAATACAGACTTAGACTGGATTATAAACGGTGATAGTAACACATTTGACTTTGATATTAACTACGATGGTGCTACTAACTACGTTGATGTAGATGGAGATAGCAACACAGTAAACTTTACAGGGAGTGGATATGCAGATGGGTACTTCTATCTTGACCAAACAGGAAACAGTAGAACATTCAACATCATACAGTCATCGACCTTGGCTTCTGATTGGTTGCAAATTAATTCTACTGGTGACAATGGTACTATCTGTGTCGTCCAAAACGATGGAGGAAGTACAGTCGGTTGCTAGTATTGGCAACATAACTGAACTAAACGGAACAGGTAGAGTCGTAAGAGATACTAC